TGCCCGAGCAGGCGGCGACAAAACTGGGCCATTTCGCCCGCCGACTCCTTTGCGGCCTGGTTCTGCCGTCCAGTAGGATGGCAGGCATGAAGGGTCGCCCTCCAAAGCCGAAGCACGTTCTCCAACTCGTGGGGTCGAAGCACGCCAAGACCCGCGAGGAACTGGGGACGAAGCCCGCCGAGGCCATGCTGCCGCCGGAGTGGCTGAAACCACGGGCGAAAGAGGTGTTTGTGCGGGTCGTGGGCTGGCTCGAGCGGATGGGTACGCTCGCCGAAACCGACGAGCACGTCATCACCCGCTACTGCACGACCTACGTTGCCTGGGAGTATTCCGTCCAGCAGCTTCAGCAGGTCGATTGTCTCTACAAGGAGATTCTGGGGCCAGACGGTTCGCTGCGATTCTCGCGGCCGACCGCGATGGCCGCCCAGGCCAAGGACACGGGCGAGCAACTCCGGCACCTCGAGACGGTGCTGGGCCTGACCCCCGCCGACCGCACCCGACTTGGGTACGGCGCGGTCAAGGTGGTCGCCGACCCCGTGGATGCCCTTTTCGATGGCACGTCAGGTTGACATTCGCCAGTTCGCCAGGTTACTAAAGCACACAGAAAGCCCCTTCACAGGGCAGCCTTTTGTGCCGGAGCCCTGGCAGGACGAGTACCTCGACAAGCTCTTCAACACCCTTCGCCCCGACGGCCGCCGGCAGTACCAGCGGAGTTTGCTGGCGATTCCGCGGAAGAATGGGAAAGCCCTGGCCCTCAACACACCGCTCCTGACCACCGATGGGTGGAAGACGATGGGGTCGGTCAAGGTCGGCGACCAAGTCTTCCATCCGTCCGGCCGCCCTGTTGGCGTCATCGCTGTCAGTGATGTAATGCACGATAGGCCGTGTTACAAGGTCGAGTTCGCTCGAGCCGACGAGATCATCGCGGACGCCGAGCACCTTTGGCTGACACACGCGAGGATTGATCGGCCGGGCTCCGGCATCGGCAACAAAGGCAGGTCTAAGGCCGGCTGGTCGATCAGAACAACTCGCCAGATAGCGGAAACCTGCCTCACAGGAGGCCGCGGCGACCGCAATCACAGCGTCGCCGTCGCGGAGCCGCTCCAGATGCCCGCGGCTGAACTTCCTATCGACCCCTATGTGCTTGGGGTTTGGCTGGGCGACGGCACGTCATCCGCCGCCACCGTAACCGTTAGTCGGCACGAACGCACAATAGTTGACAATCTAGTCGCCGCAGGGGCGCCAGTTTCAGTCAAGCAATACGGCGATGCCGCCCTAACCGTCTGCCTTGGCGGCAACGCCCACCGCAAGAAGAACCGCGGAAAAGGAGTCCTTGCGATACGGACTCAGCTTCGCCGGCTCAACCTCCTCAACAACAAGCACATACCGACGGCGTACCTTCAGGCAAGCGTCGAGCAGCGTGTGGCCCTCCTCCAGGGGCTCATGGATACCGACGGCACCATTGCTCACCGAGGCCAGTGCGAGTTCACCTCCGTCAAGCGACGGCTCGCCGAGGACTTCGCGGAATTGGCGGCGGGCTTGGGCTTCAAAGTCATGCTCAATGAAGGCGTGGCGAAACTTCATGGCCGAGTCATCGGCCCAAAGTACCGCGTTCAGTTCACGCCCCTCCTGCCCGCTAAAGTCTTCAGGATGGAGCGGAAGCAGGCGAGGGTGAAGTCGCCGCCTAGCGTCCAGCCGCGATCCCGAACGCGACAGATCGTCTCGTGCGACCCCACCGAATCGGTCCCCGTCCGCTGCATTCAAGTCGCCAGCGAGGACGGAATGTTCCTTGCGGGTCGATCGCTCATCCCGACCCACAACTCAGCCATGTGCGCCGTCATCGGCGCCTACGAGGGGTTCTTCGGCGAGGCCGGAGGCCAGATTCTGATCGCCGCCGGCGACCGGAAGCAGGCCAGCCTCCTGTTCACTGCGTGCTCGCGTTACATCGAGTCCTGTCCTGGCCTGCTCAAGAGGGCGAAGATATACAAAGGCTCAATAGTAATTCCGCACAAGAGCAGCGTAATTCAGTTCCTTTCTAGCGAGCATCGCGGAAAACACGGCTTCAATCCGTCGCTGGTGCTGGTAGACGAATTCCACGTCCAGCCCAATCGGGATTTGATAGACGTGTTAGAGAGCGGCATGGGCGCGCGAGCCGAGCCGCTCGTCATCTATGTGACAACGGCGGGCATGGACAGAGTCGGCCCTTGCTATGACGAGTGGCAAAGGGCGATCAAGGTTCGCGACGGCATCATTGAAGACCCCACATTCCTGCCGTGCATTCACGCGGCTGAACCAGACGACGACCCCTACGACCCCAAAACGTGGGCAAAAGCTAATCCGAACTTCTCAATCACGGTAAGGCCCGAGTTCCTTGAGCGCGAGGCCGCCCTGGCCCGCGAGTCGGTCGCCCAAGAACTGAAGTTCCGCACCCTCTACCTGAACCAGTGGTGCAGTAACGGGGCCAACAAGTTCTTCAGGACGGGCCAGTTCGAGGCGTGCGGCCAGCCGCTGCGGCCACCGGCGGATCGCCCCTGCTACTGCGGCCTCGACCTCTCGAGCACGCAGGACACGACGGCGTTCGCCGCCGTCTGGCCCGGCCTGGACGAGAACGGCAACCCCGACGGCACCTACGACGCGATGGCGCACGTCTTCATCCCCGAGAAGAACATTGACCGCTCGGAAGCCCCCTATCGTCAATGGGCCAAGGACGGGTTTTGTACAATAACTGAAGGAGACATTACGGATTACGACGTTGTTCGCGACTACGTCCTCTCGTTTTGCGAGGAGAACGTGGTTCGCGGCGTGGCAATTGATCGCTGGAATGCGACCCATATTACGACCCAGTTGGTGAACGAGGGCGTTGACGTAAAGCCTTATGGGCAGGGCTATGCCTCTTTGTCGGCGCCTACCAAGCTCCTTGAAGCGACCGTGCTCAGTCAGCGTCTCCGGCACGGCGGCAACCCGCCATTGACGCTCCACACGAGCAACCTTCAGGTGCGGCAGGACGACGCAGGGAACATCAAGCCCACGAAGAGCAACTCAAACTCGACAAGCCGAATTGACGCGGCCGTGGCCCTGATCATGGCATTGGGCCTCGCGAGTGCCGAGGTCAAAGGAATCGACGAAGACCCGCAACTGGTGGTGTTTTAGTGGCTGAAACGCAATACGCGGACGCCGGCGACCTGTACGAGATGCGAACCAGCCTCTCGCGGGTCTTCGAGGAGATCGTCGAGAGTCGCAAGGGCGCCGCCGGCGTCTACGTCTCGCCGGAGTCGAGCCTCCGCTGCTCGGCCGTCCTGTCGTGCGTCAGGGTGCTGGCCGAATCGATGGCCGCGATGCCATTCAACGTCTACCGCAAGATACCCGGCGGCGGCAAGGAAATCGCCGAAGACCACCCGCTCCAAGACGTGCTGGCCTACCAGCCGAACGACTGGATGACCTCGTTCGAGTGGCGCGAGTGGATGACCAGCCAGATGCTCCTCTGGGGCAACGCCTACTCGCTGATCCGCCCCGGCCGGCGCGGCAGCGTCGATCAACTCATCCCGCTCCACGCCTCCCGCATGGAGATCGTGCGGCTTGAGAACGGCCGGCTCCAGTACCAGTACCGAGAGGACGGCAAGCCGACCCCGACGAACTACCGTCAGGATCAGATTTTCCACCTGCGCTGGCTCTCGAGCGACGGCGTGACAGGCTACGTCCCCACCACCCTCTCCCAGGACGCGATCGGGCTGGCGCGGGCAACGGAACTGTACTCGTCCGCATTCTTTGGGAATGGGGCCACCAGCGGCACTTACATCGAGGTCGATCAGCCCTTCAAGCCAGAGGCGATCCAGCGGTTCAAGCAGCAATGGGACGACGCCCACCGCGGCCCGATGAAAGCCTTCGGAACCGTGGTCATGCCCCACGGCTTCCACAAGAAGACCGACCCGGTCAACAACCAGCACAGTGCTCTGATCGACACCAGGCGCTACGCCGTCGAGGAGATCGCCAGGTGCTATCGGGTTCCTCTCCATATGCTCGGCGACCTGACGAATGTGCGGCACAGCACGGTCGAGCAGGCAGCCATCGACTTCGTCACCTTCGGCCTCTACCCGCACACCCGCCGCTGGCAGTTTGCCTGCCGCCGCGACCTGATCACCGAGGATCGCGACTACTTCGTGGAGTTCGACACGACGGCGCTCCTGGCCGGCGACTTCGCGGCCCGCTCCCAGTTCATGCGGGAGGCGTTCAACATGGGCGCCCTGTCGGTGGACGAGATTCGCGCCCAGATCGGCTACAACCCCCTGCCCGACGGCCTCGGCAACAAGCGATTCGTGCAGGTGAATATGCAGTTGCTGGATGCGTTCACGGTGGAGACGCCGAACGGTCAGCCGGAGAACCCGGCGCAGCCGGCCGCTCCGGCTGACGAACCGGACGACAACAGCGAGGACGACGACCAGTTGGACGGCAATGACGGCCCTGCCCCGTCCGACGCCGCCGTCACCGACGCCCGCGAAGCTCTCTTCCGCACGACCCTCCGGCGGCTCGCCGCCGTCGAGGCCGACGGCATTCTGGAACGCCGCAACAAGCCGGCCAAGTTGCAGACGTGGCTCGAGGCGCACGAGCAGCGGATGCGGACGGAACTCTGCGACGCCGCCAAGGCGACTGGCCGCGACATCGACACATTCGTGACTGAGTGGATGGAGAGCACGCGGGATCGACTGCTGGACTGCCATCGGTCTGGCAAGCCCTACGAGGAGGCGACGAAAACATGGACGGACAGAGCGAACTTGAACGGCGGCTGATCGCCGACCTGCCGGGGCTGGAGGTGAAGGCCGACGAGAACGGCCGCACCGTCATTCGCGGCTATGCGGCCGTCTTTGAGTCGGAGAGCCAAGACCTCGGCGGCTTCTACGAGATCGTGGAGCGCGGCGCGTTCGATGAGGTCATGGCCTCGAACCCCGACGTGTTCGGCAAGTACAACCACACGCAGGTGATCGGCCGAACCTCCAGCGGCACGATGCGCCTGATGGTGGACGAGCGCGGCCTGCGGTACGAGATCGACCCGCCCCGGTCGGCGGCGGCGGTCGTCGAATTGATCGAGCGCGGGGATGTGCGCGGATCAAGCTTCGCCTTCCGCTCCCGTCCAGCGGACGAGTCTTGGCAGCGGGACGCCGGCGGCCGGATGATCCGCCGGATCAAGAAATTTTCCTTCCTCGGCGACGCCGGCCCCGTGGATACGCCGGCGTATCTCGCCACCGAGACTTACGTCAGCAAGCGTGCCCTGGAGATGGCCCAGGCCGAGAATCGAGCCTCGCCCGACGGCGTGGTCGAGGGCGACTTCGTGTCGTGGGGGTCTTCGGGCGGCACGGCCCGCGGGCGGGTAGACCACGTCATGTTCGACGGCACGCTGGACGTTCCCAACACCGACTTCAAGGTCAATGCGAGCGAGGACGACCCCGCGGCCTTGATCACGGTTTACGAGAAGGCCGGTGACGGCTGGCGGGCGACCGACACCCAGGTCGGCCACAAGGTCAGCACGCTGACCAAGATCGACCCCCTGCCCGAGCCGACCGAGAGCGAGGATGACGACGAGCGCGCCGTGTCGATGCGGCCGACAGCCGGCATGGCCTCGGCGGCTCGGCGCGGCCTGAAACTCCACGAGGACGGCAAGAGCGGCGACGGCCTGAAGCCTGAGACGGTCGCTCGGGCCAACCGCCTCGCTCGCCGCGAGGAGATGAACGAGGACTGGATTCGCGAGATGAATGCCTGGTTCGCCCGGCACGAGGCCAGTAAGACGGCCGGCTGGGATCAGCCGCCGGACTACTCACCTGCTTTTGTGGCCTGGCTTCTTTGGGGCGGCAACGCGGCCAAGAACTGGTCGGCCCGCAAGGTGAAGGAGATGGACGGCGAGCGCGACCTGCCGGCGATCGACGAAGAGCGCGACATCGAAGACGAGCCGACCATCGTCGTGAAGGTGAGCGCTGACACGACCGACTTCGTCGGAAAGATGGCGCGACTCAAGGCCGCGCTGCTCTCGACTCCCTTGCACGGCAAGTAGTCGCCTCCCTACACTACAAGTAGATACACGCCTCGCGACGGACATCGCGAGGGACAGCACGAGCAGCGTGAGGATTCACGTCTGCGGCGAGCTAGCGGGAACCACCCGCCGGCCGCCGCTTTTGCGTTTTGGCCGGCTCAAACAGGAGCAAGGCCAAGATGCCCTCGAACCTCAAGCGACTTCAGGATCGTGCCGCGGCCGTCGCCGCCCGGATGACCGAACTGGCCGACGTGGCCGAGCGTTCGGAGGAGCAGACCGCGGAACTCCGCAAGCTCTCCGACGAGGCCGACACCGTCAAGGCCGACCTTGAGTTCGAGGGCCGCCTCGCCGCCAAGGAGCAGGAACTCCGCGCGGTGGTCGAGAAGGCCGCCCCGGCTCCGGTGGCCGCCCCGGCCGTCGAGGAGCGGAAGCTCGAGATTCGCCCCGTCAACCCGCATCACAGCACCCTCCGCTGCTTCAACGACGGCCCCGACGCCGTCGAGAGCGCCTACCGCTGCGGTCGCTGGATCGCTGCGACGGTGTTCAAGCGGGAGTCCGACATCCGGTGGTGCCGTGACCACGGCATCGAGGCCCGCGCCATGAACGAGGGCAGCAACGCCGCTGGCGGCGCCCTCGTTCCCGAGGAGTTCGCGTCCCGCGTGATCCGGCTGGTCGAAACCTACGGCACCTTCCCCGGCGCCGCCGAGAACGTGTCGATGAGCCGTGACACGATGGTGATCCCCAAGCGGATCACCGGCACCACGGCCTACTTCGTCGGCGAAGGCTCGGCCGTGACCGAGAGCGAGCCGACCTACGCGAACGTCAGCCTGGTGGCGAAGAAGCTCGCCGTTGGCTGCCGGATGAGCAGCGAGGTCGTCGAGGATACCAACGGCGTAGTGTCTTTGGCCGACGCAGTCGGGCAGGAGTTCGGAACCAGCCTGGCCTACAAAATCGATATTTGTGGCTGGCTCGGTGACGGGACGCAGGGAACCTACGGCGGAATCAACGGCATCGTCAACAAGATCAATGACGGCAACTACGCCGCCAGCGTTCACGGTGCGGCCAGCGGCAACACGTCCTTCGAGACGCTCGACATCGAGGACTTCCTCGGTGCGATGGGCAAGCTGCCGATCTACGCCCGCCAGGGCGCCGCGTGGTACGTCTCGCCGGCCGGCTATGCCGCCAGCATCGCTCGCCTGAAGTACGCGGCTGGTGGCAACACCGTCGAGAACGTCGGGGGCGCGGCTGGCGACTCTTGGCTCGGCTACCCCGTGCGTCTCGTGCATGTGATGAACAGCACGCTCGGCGCCGACGTGAGCAAGGTCAAGGTGCTGTTCGGCAACCTGGGCCTGTCGTCGATCTACGCCCGCCGGCGCGACTTCAGCGTCCGTCTGTTCGATCAGGTCTACGCGACCACCGATCAGTTGCTGCTCCAAGGCACGATGCGGTTCGACATCAACCACCACTCGCTTGGCTCGGCCTCCGAGGCTGGGCCGGTGATCGCCCTCAAGACCGCGGCCTCGTGATCGCCATCCATCTTCAAGGAGTTCGCACCTAGATGATCCACGACCAGTTCAACAAGTTCCTCGCCACGCTTCCGACTGCCGCCGTTGGCTCGACCGCGACGAGCACCCTGACGATCGACCGCCTCGGCTTCGACCACGTCAGCGTCTCCGCGATCCGCGCCAGCAACGCCAGCACGGTGTTTGCCAGCGTCCTGAAGGTGGAGGAGTCGGACGACAACGTCTCCTACTCCAACGTGACCGCCCTCGTTGGCGGCGGCACCGGCGGGTTCTCCATCCCGGCTGTCAGCGACACCAACTCGGCCGCGATCGTCCAGATGGACATCGACTGCCGGGCCAAGAAGCGATACCTCAAGGTCAGCATGACGCCCGGCGCGTCGGCGACCCTTGGGATCGTCGCTGGCCTGTCGCAGGCCGAGGTGGCCCCCACCGCGGCTGCTGGCAAGGGCTTGATCGGCTGGGTTGTCGGCTAGTCGTCCCGTCCAAGCGGGACGGCCAAGACGGCCGGCAAAGGCGCAAGGAGGCGCGCCCGCTCCTAAACCATAGGAGCGTCCCATGCTCGTTCGCGTCGGTGATTGTGAGGCCGAGGTCAAGGTGGCGGCTCTGATGAGCTGCCCCCGCCTCGGCTTCACTGATAATTTCTTCTGCATCGCCCAGGCTCTGGCGCCGCATCGCATCTCGCCGATCAAGTACACCGGCGCATTCTGGGGCCAATGCCTCCAGAATTGCTTTGAGGACGTGATTGACAAGAGCGACGTGATTCTCACGTTCGACTACGACACGGTCTTCACGGCCAAGACTGTCGAAGCCCTCTTGACGCTGATGATGTTCAGCGGCGTCGATGCCATCGCCCCGCTCCAGACCAAGCGGGAGGCCAACACGGTCATGTTTGCCCTCCCCGGCATTAAGCCGGAGGACAAGACCACCGTGGAGGATGACTGGTTCCAGAAGCCCGTCCAACTGGTCGAGACGGCCCACTTCGGCTGCACGTTCATCCGTACCGAAGCGATCAGGAAGACGCCGAAGCCGTGGTTCATCGCCGAGGCCAGCGAGCGCGGCGACTACCGTGGCGGCCACGTCGATGAAGATTTGCACTTCTGGAAAGCGTTCCACAAGGCCGGCAACAAGTTGGGTATCGCCACGCAGGTCAGCGTCGGCCACGCCGAACTGATGATCACCTGGCCCAGCCGAGAGGCTGCCGGCGGGAAGATTCAGCAGCACTGCACCGACTTCTGGAACAGCGACCGCAACCCGCCCGAGGGCGCCTGGGGGTTCATCAAGTGAGGATTCGCGTCACCAAATCGTTCAACGGCTACCGCATCGGCCAGGTCTTCGATTGGGGCGACGGCATGGCCCGCGTGATGATCGCCCGCGGCATGGTGGAGCCGGCCGAGGAGAAGGCCGTCGAGCGAGCCGTGGCCCCCGACACCGGCCTCGAGCGGGCTGTGATTGATCAACCCCTGAAGCGAAGGAAGCCCAAGTGACCGTCACCATCGTCTACGGCTCGCCGCAGCACCCCGACTCGTCGATCACGCCGTATCGCAGCCTCGTTCGCTCGGTGCAGCCGGCCGCGGAGCCGGTGACGCTGGCCGAGGCCAAGACGCAGTGCCGCGTGGACATCTCTGACGACGATGCCTACATCTCCGGCTTGATCACCTGTGCGCGGCAGTACATGGAGGAGGTGCTCGACATCTCCATGATCACGCAGACCTGGCAGGCCCGCTATGACGTGTTTCCGCTCTGGGAACTGATCCTGCCCCGCCCGCCGATGGCGCCCGCGGCCGTGACGATCACCTACCGCGACGAGGGCGGGAACAACCAGACGCTGCTCTCGGCCAGCGGCCACTTCCAAGTG